CCGCGTAAAACGTTGCATCGCCATATCAACTGTGCGCGTCTCCACGCCAGCAAGATCGGCGGCAAATCTTAATTTCTGCAACTCACCAGTTGTGACGCCGATTTTAGTTGCGGTCTTGCCCAGAACGTCAATGCTTTGCATCGATGATCTTACAAGCAGACCCAAACCACCGACACCAAATGCCGCCGCAATTCCTGTCTTAAAGTTGAATAACGCTTTTGTGACACTTCCTAACGATTTTTTTACCGCCGAAAAAGCCGCTTTAGTCTTATCAATCGCTGTGATCGTAATTTTAAGATTTTGATTTGCCATCTTCTTTTATCCTAAAATAAGCGAACCATTCGTTGATTTCAGAGATTGTCAGTTCTTCAATCTCAATTTGCGTCTTGTGAAGCCGATCTGCAAGAGCCATTAAATTCATTCTTAACAGATCGTTTCTTAGTTTTTTTCCGCATCCTCGATGGTATCAATATCACCAAACATTTGCCCGGCTATATTTGAGATAATCATCAACTCTTCACCCATAAGATAAACCTTATCTTCCAAAGTGAAAAGTTTATTCCCATCTACATCTTGCGCTTTCATAATAATAAGATCGACCATTCCATCAATCGTCATATCATTAAGAAAGTTCTTGTGCTTGCGCTGAATGTTTTTCAAATCGCCAGCCGTGATTGCGGATGAGTAAATCAGCAACGGTTTGTCATCTTCGCCCCAATCAGAGACCTCAATGACGCGCCGTTGCCGATTGCGTCTTTCGCTGATCATTTTCCCCAGAGACATGATCTATTCTCCTTTAAGCAACAGTGCCTTCAGTCAGGCCACCGCTAATCTGGATTGAGTAAGTTGCAGTGACGATGCCATCAGCAGAAGCACCGATTGAGCGACCCGTGATGATCCCTGAACCAGACAACAAGTGATCTCCGGTCGTATCGCCTTCCATCATAAAATTACACACCACTGTAGACCCAACGGTGAAAGAGCCTTGACCGCTTGTGTCGGTGTCATCGAAATAACATTCAACGGTTGCGGTCGCATCTGTGAAAGACGCAACATAGGTCTTCGCCGTGTCGTTCATCGTGGTGGTTTCTAGGGTGTCGCTTGTTTCATCGACAGTGAAAGAAATGATTTCAGCGATGGCGTTTGATCCGCTTTTCACCGTGCCATCATTGCCTTTGAAAGTTGCCATAATAAAATCTCCTATGCGGCAGTTTCAACATCGTTTTCGGCTGTGCGGTATTGCACAGTCACGGTGAAGCGTCCAACGGCAACAGGCTGTTCACCATCGCCGCTAAAATCCGCTTCAAATGCTGTGACTTGAGTATCCTTCGCAAGACCACCAAACGTCACATCTGCTGACAAGGCTTCTTCAACCTCAACAGCAATTTGATCAAGTGTGTTGTCATAGTTAGCGGTCGCGCTAACATACGCCTCAACCTGAACATCGAGAACGCGGTTTATAGACCGCGCCATTGTCAGTGTATCAAATTCAACTGCTTCTGATCTAGTAAAAATGCAAATGCCGGGCAGTTTAGTCTGCTCAAGCGGATAGATGCGGCTTCTAAAAACATTCGACCCGGTTGTGGTCAACCCGGTCAATGCTGTCACAATCGCATCTCTGATTTGCTTGCGAACATGAGCCATCAATCTTTCTCCAAGACCAGCATTGTCATGCCCGTGCCATCGTCTTGCACTATTCTAATGGTATAAGACGTTCCACCAACCGAAAGCGCATCTCCTTCGGACGCACTGCTAACATCGGCGGTTCGACAATGAAAACGTGGTTGCTGTAAAGCAACGCCAACGCCACCGCCAGTGTCCACCTCGATAAAATCATTGTCAAAAATCCCATTGACGGTGGACGCAACACCGCCAGAAGGCGTGTAGGTTGCCGCAGTGCCGAAATCGTCTACATTAACGAATATTGCACGATCATCAGCAGTTTCAACAGCCATCAATCATCCTCTGGCGTTACAATCTCATCAGACGCAAAAGACCGATCAGAAAACTTTTTCTTGGCGCGCTTTGCCTTGACCTCTTCTGCTAGACGGCGCGCAACCAATTTCCGCGCAATTCTTTCATCAAGATCGTGTTCTTCCCCAGCAAACATATTCCCGACTGTGCCAGTGTAGCACTTTTCTAAAATCTTAACTTTCATGATTACCTCCTGAAAGGGTGATGTGGGGAGCGATTAGATCGCTCCCCGACAAGATTAGGCAGTTGATACTTCGTCAGTGATTGCGAAGGATGCGCCGTTGCGGATAGCAACGTCAACTTCTTGCATGACGCGGATAACAACGTTACCGCTATCACCTTCTGAGTATGGATCAACCATTACGGATGGTGCGCCAAACAGACCGACCATCAACTGTGAGAAATCACCGAAGATGAGTGCGGAAGCGTCTGAACCGCCATCGCCCGGATCAAGATCAGATGGCACGTTGCTGGTGAATTCAGCCTTATAGCCATAGATGCTGTTCCAAGGATCGTTCAACAGCATGATGCTGTCGGTTGATGCAACCTTGACAGTGTTTGCCATTTTTGCCTTGACCTTTGGATTGGACAACCAGCCAAGTGCGTTCTGGTTGATAACGCCGTTGGCGTCTTCAACAGTCTTCACAAGGTCGGTGATGTCAGCCCAAGTCAGAGCCGCAACGTCTGTACCTGCGGAGATGTCCACATTACCAACGTTACCATCGTTCAGGATGCCAGTTGGCTGGCCTGATGCGCCAGAACCTTGGATGGCATAGTATTCGATCTTATCAGCGATTGAACGCAGAAGATCGTCCTGAACAACCTGCTCGATTGCTGGAACGCTCTCAAGAGCAAGCAAACGGCTGATTGCGGCCTTCGCGCCAAGTGTGCGTGGCTGAAGGGTTACACCAGCATCAGTCGGTGACTGATCGCTAACGTCCCCGGCTTCTTCAACGAAACCAGCCGCCGCGCCTGTGGCGATCTTTGGCATACGGATGCGGTTGGTCAAGCCACCGATGTAGGTAACACCAAGGCTAGACATAACCTGCTTTGCGCGTAATGCTTCGATGAACATATCACCACGCTGAACGGTTGGAACGAAATTGTCAGTGACGTTTTCAGTACCAACTGCGCCAGTGGCGGCTGTGGTCATGACGCCTGAACGGAAAGCAAAGTCTGGCACATAGAAGCCACGGGCTTCTTTACCAGTGCGGCGCACGATTTCATCGTGCATTTCACGTTCAAAACCAGCGTCACGCCAGTCACCAGTGACCTGCGCGCGGATCATTTTGCCCAGCGAATAATTACGCTGTTCTTTTACTGGAGCATCAACAACGTGTGCTGGTGCTTCAAGTGGTTCGTTTCCGATAACGTCCAACAGTTCGCCACGGAATTCGTCAATGGAAACACCGCGACCGATGGCTTCTTCACCAAGATCGGCTTTGTTGTGCTTCCGTGCCAAGGTCATGATGTCCTTAGCATTTTTCTGTGCGGCTTTGGCGGCTTCAGCCCGTACCGCATCAAGATCGATGTCAGTCATAGTTTGATCTCCTTCTGACTTGACGGTTACATTGAGTGGTTCGGAATTCGACCGACCAACACCGACCAGATTTGACTGATCCGCCGGAATTGAAACGATTGAAATTTCCATTGGTGTTGTGCTGACGCGATAAATCTCTTCATCATCGCCTTCACGTTCAACGCGACCATCTACACGATAGCCCACGCTGATGTTTTGCCGAATACCATCGACAACATCGTTGAACACCTCTGAAGCAAGTTCGCCTCTTCCGAAGCGCACTTTAGCCCGTAGTCGCCGGGCTTCTTCATCAAGTTCAACAGATTCGATAACGCCGATTTGACGCTCCATATCGTGATCGATTAGAAGCGGCGCGCGGCCTGAATTAAGAAACTCAAGGTTCATACTTTCGCGGCTATGGTCAATGACCTCCATCCCGAAAGAACGCTTTACAGGTTCTTCAGATGAAACGCCAACCCTAACAGTGCGATTTTCTTCATCAATAGCGCGATCATCCATATCCATAGCACGGTGAACAAGGTCAGCGCGATCAACTCGCTCTTCTTCTTGCTCTTCAACGCGTTCTTCCATTTCATCATGACCGCCGCTTTCTTCCATTTCCTGATGCGGCTTTGCAAAAGTGATGACATAAGCCTCATCAGTTTCTTGAACATCTATGATGTGACGTTCTTCCATTTCATCACCTCTTTCACCAATGGCAGGTTCAAATTTGATCGGATCAAAATCATGTTCCCGTAACCATTCCCGGGCTTCCGTTTCGGTGTACCGATCAGCATCAAAACGGATAGATTGAATTTCTGATGTATTATCTACTATTCCATAAATAAAATCAATTCCGACACCACCAGCGTCAGCATCGCGCCGAAAACGATCATATTGATCTGGCTCGTTGATGCGCGCCGCGTGTTCGTTTGGATATGGTCGATCTTCATGCCATTCACGTTCTTCTTTATCGATTCGATCCATAACGCGATTTTTTTCATCTGCCCAAGACTTGCCAGCGTCACCGCCCCACAAAGCCCAAGCAATTCGCCCGGCTGACGGATAGCCATCTTCGCCCGGTGAAAAGCCTTCGCCCTGCTTATCAACTTCATGTCGTGCGAAAAAACTAACCATTCGCCGCACAGTTTCGGGTGATAATTCTTGACGATTGACAAGTTGTCGCGCCCTAGCAACTCCGATTTCAGTGCCGCCGCGACCGTGTTCTGCGCGCCAATCAAGACCGCGCTGGGCTTCTTCTGCCATCGTTTCGGTCGGCTTGAGATCGATTTCTTCGCCCTTATAGGTCGCCATCGTCACCACCATCAACCATTGCTTCGGTTGGCAATTTCTGACCAAAAGGTTCAAACGCCATCGACAAGCCAAATTGTGACGCAACCTCTTTATCACGCGCGATCTGGCTGAATGTTTCTTCAACATCGCGCCCATAGTTCGCCGCAACATCTTGCATCGATAGGACGCCGTTCTGCAAACCAACGACTGCCGCGTTAATTTCTTTTAGAGGATCGACCCAATTCCAACCGCGTCCACGGAACATCGCATTGTCGCTAAATTTATCATATTTGCTGGATGGGATCGGGATGCCGCCGAAATCCATCGCGCTCGATAGCCAAGCGCGGAAAATCGGTTCAACAAAGTGTTCGATGGTAAACATATGCAAAGCGCGATAGCCATCACGCTCATCAAGCGCACCCTGACGGATTGATGAATAATTTACCGATGACAAATCATTAGATAGCGCGGCATAAGAAACATTCAAGCCCGAAGAAATGCCGCGAAGCATTGCGCTTTCAAATTCCGCATAACCCGTGTTTGGGTGATCCGCATCAAACATTTTGAAATCATAGCCTTGCGGCAACTGATGGAACGTGCCGGGTTCGACATCAATCACGGGCTGGAAATCGTTTTCTAAGCCATCAGCCATATAATCATCGCCAGTTGGTGACGTGATCATGCCCATCTTAGACGCGCCAATACGCGCCGCAATCACCTCTGCCTCACGATAGGCATGAAGCATTTTCAACGCAGACATCGCAGAAACCATAAATGGTTCGCCGCGTGTCTG